GTATCATATGTTAAATCACCCATATGGTAAAATCTTATAATATCTCCTTTACCTAACCCATGATTAATAGGTGTTTTAAAAACACTATAGCTTCTTTCATTTATAATTTTTTCTTCAGTTTCTACCACAGGGATACCATCTTTAAGTGAAACACCTTGAGTATTTTCTAAAAATGTTATATCTTGCGTTGAATGTGGGTAAGTAATCTTTAAACTATAGTTTGGTAACCCATCAGGATCATCAAATTTTAATCTATCAGGTCCCGGATCAAATGGAAACAATTCACACAATGTACTTTTATTATCATTAAAGTTTGCAGCGTCTTGAATATACTCTTTAGCTGTATCTGAATCATCATCAAAATAACCAAACCAACCATCTTGTTCAACTATCTTTTTAGGGTCAACATCAACAGACTTTGTTTGTATGACACCTTGATCATCCGTTCTTTGAAATAATTTAATATTGTCATTGAATAATGGATTTGAGACTAATGATTTAATATTACCATAGAATCTATATTTAGAACTAGTTTGTCTTTCTAAATCAAATTGTTCACCAACATTAACAGTTTCATTTAATTTATTTGCAGGAAGTGGACGACTATTTGAGTCTAAAGAGATACTCATTTGGGAGTTTTTATTTACAGCCAACTTATGTCTTTGCTCTGTCAATAATTTTTTTATTCTATCGTCCATTCTTATCTAGTTTTTATACAACTACCTATTATTGCTTGTGTTGATTCTGTCTTATCACCGTTGTTTGGTATATACGATGGATTTGGATTTTCAGTTATATTCCCTAATGTTTGTTTATCTATCTTATCAGCAAAGAATTTACCAACCATTTTATGTAACGCTGTTCTCCCTGGCACTAACCCGAAATAAAAGAAGTATGGTGTCTGTGTCGATTGTGGTGTTATACCACTATTATCATCAGCGATTACCTCAACATCAAAACTATTGGTTTCATTTAATTCTGAAGTACTATAAGGAAATTCACCTAAATTATTTTTTGAGTGTGCTTCATGTAAATCCATTCCATAAAAATATTTAACTGTTTCCAAATTAGTTAAATCATTCCAATACCCACATTTATCACCTGGAATCATTTCATTACCATCGTTGATGCTACCATCTAATATTATTTCACCAGGAGAGGATACAGTAGATTTTTCTGAAATATCACTAATAATAGTTGCACTAGCACCAGCAAAGGCACTATCCGGAGTTGCTATTTCCGGTTTATATGTTTCATAATAATTTTCACCTAAACTACCACCAGGCCTCACATAATTAACTTTCATGTCAGTTATAATATTTCCATTTGCTGTTGGGGTGAAAGTACTGAATCTTTGACAAAAGTATCTTCTAATATCCTCATCTACATCCACATAAGCCTCACAAGAACCAAGATCTAAACTATCATCATCCAAATCAAATAACTCTGTACCAACTTGTGACTCAACTAATGATGCTCTTACATTCATACACCTTACACCATCACAAGCAAAATCAACATACGCCCTTAAATTTATTTCTGCTTCTTTTTCTAACAAAATTAATGGACTTGTTGTTCCATCCCCCCCTACACTTGCAAGTTCTTCTTCACTTACATTATATGTTGTTGGTTCTAAATCACCTATAAGGAATGGTGCCTCATCTATATCACATTGAACACTACTACCTAATTCTGTTATGTTTGTTGGGAATAACATATTTCTTTTATAATAGACATTATCAAAACTAGACCCGCCTTGATTAGGGTTTAAAGATTCATCTGATGATTCAATAATTGATGCGTAATATAGTTCACCATCTTGCCATTTAACTAACCCTCTATTTATATCTTTTTCATTGTAGTCACCAGTACATACACAACCACTTTTACGTGTACAAGCTGCAGTACCCTGACCCTGACAAGCTAAACAACACGTACTTGACCCAATACTATCAGCGTTTGGTGGTGAACATGGTGTTTCAACAAAGGAACTTACCGCATCTTCATTATCACTAGTCACATCAATTCCGAACCCAGTAGTATTAGCACTTGGGAAACCTTCACAATCACTAAAATCATCCTTGGTATATTCCAACCTTTCAACTAAATAATTCTTCTTACATTTATTTCTATGGTGCGCATGACCACCTAGATTCTTCCACGTATCCATCATACCATTTAATGATGGATCTGGATTTTCAATTTTAATATAACTTGGTTTACCATGTGGTCCACCTACTTTTTTCGTTTTAATTTTTATAAATTTATTCGTGTCCGGTAAATCATCACCATCACCTAACCCAGTATCACCTAAACTAAACTGACATGGTTTGTCTGTCCCAACAGTTTGACCCCTAAATATAACACTATTCAATGCTTTTTGTGCAGTATCATACATTTCAGGTGATTTAATTCTTCTGTTTGCAGGTAATATTACTCTACACCCTTCAAAGACATATTTCTGTTTTTTGAAGTTTGGATAACCATCTTTTATTACAACCTCAAATAATTCTATTTTATCAGGGTGTTGGTAGTCTGCTTCGTTATTTCCACCATCACAATCATAATCACAAAATTTATCTTTTTTAACTTGACCTTGACCATTTTTTAGTGATTTACCCTTTTTAACCCTTCTAGCCCTTTTAATTTTTATCTTACGTTTAATTAATGGAAAATATAATGAACCATTCATCCAATCATTATAAAATTCAAAATCTAACATGTTCAATCTAGTTGCTAGTTTTTCTAACTTACAAGCAACCCAATCAGAAATAGGTGCAATAAATTTACCACTACATGATTTACATATTGTCAGTTCACTACCACCACATGTTGGGTTTTCACCTGTTGACCATAATACTGGTTTAATAGACATACCTTCCTCTTCACATTTTAAATGAATAGGTTTGATTTTTTCACAACAAGCTTTAAGACAATTTTCTGGACACGATGCCCAATCAGGGTTACACCCAGGATCGGCAGTTTGTGAACAATCATTACTATCACAATCTCTACAACTACTACAACAATTTCCATTACAACCACCACTACCATCTGAACATAATACTTCGTCATCATTAGAGCATGTATCACATAAACTTTTAATGATACAAATATCAATAATCTCAAATTTAAATAATACCTTTATACATTTACAAAATGTTATTGCAGGTATATTAAACCCAATTTTCTTTGAGAATCCGGACCACCCTGATGGTTTAGGTGCGCAGTCCCCTACACAATCATCGAGAATGACTCGATATTTTTTTCTACCCGTACCTTGACTAAAACCGGTGTTAACACCAAGAACCACGTCAGGAATACAGTTATTATAACCTAAAGCATCGGGTGTGCCAGGGTGAACTGATCCACATGTGGTTGACAATGTAGACCAACCAGGCCCACAAAGTTCAGCACCACCAGTATATAGACCGCCGCTACAATCACCATTTAATGGTCCAAAACCTTTTTGACAATTCTGACTTTGCGTTTTATATTCCGTTAGTTTACAATCAGTAAAGTCAAAATCAAATTTTATACAAGGAAATGGGATTCTTAACTGACATATCTTACTAATTATAAAATTTATAACTTGTATTATACTGTTAATAAATGCAACTAGTATCCCCAATATCGTCAATAAAAAACATAATATAGTGTAAATTATGTTACCCTTTGTGAATAACCTATTAAATGGTATCTTATTAACACCCACACCTTCGGAAATTTCTTTAAATCCAATAAAGTTTTTATTCTTATCCCTTTTGTTTGGTTGGTATCTTGGTATATATTGACGTACAGTATAAACTTTCTTCCATCTAAATGTGAAAAAATCCTCTAAATAGTTATATTCATTAGTTGGGTCCTCAAAGGCAATGTTTGTCGGGTCAGTAACATAACTTAATTGTTCATTAAGTTTATATATTGGTTCACCAGCAGTTTGTGCAACACTTAATTCATCACTACTATATTCATTAAACTTATAATTGTTTGTCATATTAGGAACTAATAATTTAGCTCTAGTTCTTTGACGTTTATCAGTATCAGTTTTATTCATTGACACCCTGAATCTAAAATCAGCTTCAGATGCTACACCTTTTTCACCATCAGGACTTGGTATTAATGCACCAAACTCATCAGTAACAAGTTTTCGTAAACTCATTGGTAGTTGTATTGCCCAATTACCATTTTCATCAATGGCTTTATCATCAATATCCTTATACTTAACAATATCCCCACTTTGAGTCCTAGTGATAGCTTCTAATTTACCTTCACCAGTAATTAATTCATTAAGTCTACCCATTTTCTTTCTAGGTCTACAATTTTTATTTAGTGAATCCTTTTCATCATCACTAAAAATACTACCCATAAAGATAGCTGTAGGTATTAACTCATATTCAGTAACACTATAATCAAACCTTGTAATACCTAATATCTCACCTTGACTTAAATTATCACACCAAAATGGGAGTACCTCTATAACCGTAGATGTAGATATAATTTGAGGTAATTTTTCTAAATTATTGTTAGATTTGAATGTAAACTTATCTTCAAATTCCTCTATAGGTTTACCTTGAGCTATCATTTCATAAGGTCTTGTTGATAAGAAACCAATATCACTAATATCAATATCAATGAAAATTGTTTGTGGACCAGTAGGGACACCAAAGAACATATAATCACCCGATTCGTTTGTTCTAGTAGTAAATTTATAATATTTATCATAAACCTCTATCATTGTAGGATTATCTAAAACTTGTCTTTTATCGGGAAATGTACCTGTTGGTGTGTGATCTATGTGTTGTTGTTTACGAGGAAGTAAATTATACCTAACACCATTAGAATTTTTATCTGATGGGAATTTGTATGGGTATAACGCAGTTATCTTATCATTCTCTTCATCTGAATCAGAAAGAGGTATAAATATAGAAACTTTAGTATTCTTTAACCCGAAACCTGAATTTATATCTACCCTACCAGCAACTACACCATGATTAGCGCAGAAGTTTTGATAGACTTCTTCTTGATCTATAGTTAAACTTAATAACTCTAATTGATCAAAGTCTTGATCTAACTTTACTCTTATGTAATTGTCATCACCTCCCGGTGTTGTTCTAACTCTAATAGATTTAGACATAAATTATGTTTCATTGTTGTCGTTATCTTTTTGTATTGTTTCTACTACTTCTATTTCGTTTAATTCTTCGTCACCACTATATTCTTGTTTATCCTTTAAATCTTGCGGTGTGAATACTTCTATATCTAATAATTCACTATCATCAGAATAATCACCAGTATTCGCGAATTCTCTTTTTCTAGATTTTTCTTTAATCTTACTTCTAAATTTTTTCCATTTCATAAATGGGTATGATATCCCGTTTATTAACCATGACATCGTAATTGCAAGGTTACCTTGTTTGGGGATGAAAAACCTTACAAATAAAAATATTAGTAAATAAACTGAAAATAATGGTAACACTACTATTAATGCAACAAATAAAATTAATTTTAAAAAGATATTTTCAGGTGCAGATTTAGCTAATTCATCAAATACCTCATTCTTAACTGAAAAATTTGTTGTTTCACCATCTTGTGTGATATCTATTGTTTTTTCCCTACTAACATCATCAAATTCAACTTTTTTGTTAGTTTGTTTACCTTTTTTTTGCTTACATTTTGCACATCCCATAACTATATTTTTCTTTAAAACTACTGATTACTATTGAAAAGTAATTATTACGCTGTTTTTATTCTAATCTTAATATCACTATTAGGATATTTCACTTCAAACATTGCGTTTTGTTCACCAAACAATGTATACAAACTTAATAAATCAATTTGTCTTGTATCCTCATCTATATATGGTTGTGCAATCTCATTAACAGAATATTTACTACCAGCTACTTTATTATAAACTCTTAAATCAATAACATTTAATACACCACCTACATTATTAACATTCTCTATAAGTTGTGCTAGATAGATATTATCACCCATATCCCAACTATTGATATCCATAAAGGATGTGATTGATTGAGATACCCCAGCAACAACTTCTGATTTAGTAGCACCTTTCTCTACGAATAAATCCACTTCAAAACCAAGATTAATTACCTTACCATCGTTGATAGTCACATAATCATTTAACATCCTAAATTCTGCCAAATATTCTGCAATATTATTTTTTAATGTTGATGTTAGTTTATTACTTAATTTTGTATTTTCATCTAAAGCCAATATAGAAACATTCACTTTATTTCTTTCTTCCCACACACCACATCTAAATGGTACACCAAATTTACCCGGCATTAATGCGATTCTACTTTTATAATCTTTAATTGTAACAGCTCTTTCTTGTGATGAAAAATTATATCTAACTAAATTTCTTATTTCTTCTAATGATGGTGCACCTTTACCACCAATTGCAGGTATTGGGTTATTAACCCTTAAACTTTCTCTAACTGATTTATTTATTGTTTGATCATCACCATTAATAATAACATTTGTTGTCCCAATTTTACTTATCGAATTGGATCCTAAATTACTATCTGACCCACCACCAACTCTATACTTGATAAATAATGTTGTATTTGGTCTTGCAATTTCACCTAATGAAAGGTTATTAACAAAATTACCAATCCTATCAACTTGACCTCTGCACCCAACAAAATCGTTTAATGCTGATGTGTCACTATCTCCACCACCTAATATAACTTTACAGAAACCTTTATCTGTAAATTCTTTTATAAATCTTTTTGGTGCGTTTAACCATTTTCCAGGTCTAATTCCTGGGTTATCAGTTAATGTATTTGTATCTTCAATAAAAACTTCAGCTTGTGCTAAAGCATTCATCTCAAAGAAATTGTTTGTAAATAAATTAAATTCTTCTAATGTAGGTATAGTCGTTAGATTTGTACCTTCTTTAAATATGATTCTCTCTACAGACAATACATTAGTTTCAGGTAACACTATTTCTAAAAATGGTTTATAATCTTCTCTATTTATAACTCTCTTATATATTTTTGTGAAACCATTTAACACTATCTCTCTCTTCGTTAGCGTATAGTTCTCTATCTTACCCTCACTATTAATGTTTGGAATGATTAATCTGTTTGGTATCCCTCCAGTTGTGAATGGTGAAGAAAAATCACTATCCTCTACCAATTCAAATACTTTTCCTGATCCTGTTGCTTGTGACCCCTGTAATACAATAGGTGCATATGATAAGTCAAACGTATCACCATCTACCGGAACAGTTACTGACCAATCTACTATTGAGATACTCGGTCTATTACCCGGAACATTTAATCCGAATGTTCTTGCCAACTCTAATAAAGAGGATCTCTCTTGAGCATAATTAATGTGTGTTTCATTAAACATTCTGTCAGTATGGAATGATAACATATCACCCACCGCAGCGTTTAATTCTAATAACATCATACCTACAGATGCGTCATTGAAATCCGAATAAATATCAGGATAGTATTGTTTAACAAATCCTACTAACTCACTTCTTACATCAGCGAAATTACGAGCGTTATAATCAATTTTTTTTGCCATATCTTTAGAATGTTACCTCAACAGTATCTTGTGATTTAAATACCCCTTCTGTTATCGTATAAGAAACCACCACTTTTATTGCTTCTTCAGTATCTTCATTTTCAAATTTCACACTATCAATTTGTAAATTAGGTATATATTTTTTTATTGTCTCATTTAGATTATCTTTAATATCATTATGAGTTAATTTATCATTTGGTTCGAAAATAAATTTTCTTAAATCACTTCCGAAATCAGGTAAATAAAGTCTTTCTCCCTTATTAGTTAATAAAATATGTAATAGATCTGAACGTATTGCCTCCTTTGACGTTTCCGTTATGTCTAAATAAAACCCCTTATCACTATCCTTAAACGGAAAATTTATATTAATATACTTGCCTTCAGCCATTTGTTTATAAATATTCTAATATACTTTTTCTATAAGAAAAGTGTAAGCATAAAAAAAGTCGTTACATGTAACGACTTTTTATTAACTAATAATATTCATAGGATTAGTTAACCTATTTTTTATATGGGCAATGGAAACAACCGTTTTCACAACACTTACCTCTCCGTAAATGATATTGTTCTGTTAAAACCATTTTACCATCTTTGTTATAATAAAAATCTTCACTCAATAATTTATTCTTCCTGCCCATTGTTTCTTTAACATGTAACTCATAAATCCAATCATCTTTCCTAACCATTGTCTTTTCGTATTTTATATATCGCCATAAATACTTGGTAGTCCAACGGGATGTCGTTACCCCATTGGATTTTACTCTTCTTTTTAGGTTTATCTTCTTTAGGTTTATCCACTTTTAACCACATTTAGCGTGACCACAATTAGAACATGTTAAACAACCTTCCTGAAATACTAATGAATCTTGTTCACAATTAGGACATTTGTTATCACTCTTCGTTCCATCAGGAATGAATTTCTTAATAACTCTAGTTACACCATTCTTCCATGTTGTAAGTGTATCATCTTCCAAATTAAGTGAACTAACAAGATCAACTACATATGGAAGTGGCATACCATGTCTTAACACACCTGATATCATTTTAGCGTAATTCCAATACTCTTTATCGAAAGAACGTGAAAGTCCTTCTATCGTCACCTTATAACCATCCTTATCTTCATATTGGAAGTCGTAACGACTATTACCATCTTCTTTCTTAGCTTTAACGATAAAACCTTTTTCTACACTATTTGGTATCGGTGGTAACCCTTCTAACTGACCAGTGAATAATTCATATGGTCTGTCATCTATCATACCAACAACTGCAATCCATTTTTCTCTATTGTTTTGGAATCTTACAATTTCAGCGTCAAGACGTTTAGGTCGTTTAGGTGCGTTGTTATCTGCGAAAAGTTGTTCTTTTTGTTCTTCTTTCTTTTCAGTTGCAGAAACTAATACACCACTTCGAGAACCATCTCTATACACAGTCATACCTTTACATCCTGATTTCCAACCTGTCTCATACACTTTAGAAACAATTTCCTCTGAAACATCATTAGGTAAATTCACAGTTACTGATATAGAGTGATCAATATGTTTTTGAACTAATCCTTGCATCTCTACTTTCTTAACCCAATCAACATCGTTTGATGTTGCTCCGAAGTATGGGGACTTCTCAACAATTGCAGTAATCTCATCAGCACTCATTGTTTTCACATCTCCCATATCATAACCTTTAGCAATTAGGTATGTTTCGAATTTGTGGTGGAATACTGGATATTCTTGCCACGTATCCCCTACTTCATCAGTAAAGTCAACTCTAGCACCTTTATCACCCGGATTTATTTTTCTACGTCTCGTATAGTAAACCATAAATACTGGTTCAATACCTGACGATGTTTGTGTAAGTATAGATACTGACCCTGTTGGTGCGATAGTAAGTAACGCAATGTTTCTTCTACCATACTCACATAAATCATTATACAACGATGGATCCTCTAATTTAATTCTTAACATAAAAGGATTTTCAGATTCTCTACCCGCATCCCAAATAGGGAATGTACCTCTTTCTTTAGCCATATCACAAGACGATCTGTAAGCAGCATGTTTAAGTCTCAAATGAATGTGTTCTGAAAATTTATTACCTTCTTCAGAACCATATCTAATACCTAATGCAGCTAACATATCACCTTCAGCAGTAATACCTAAACCAGTTCTTCTACCTTGTTCACATTTAGTCTTAATTTTTTTCCAAAGATTAAGTTCAGTATGTTTTATCTCTTCAGATTCAGGATCGTTCTGAATTTTAGTTATTATATTATCTACTTTCTCAATTTCAAGATCAATTAAATCATCCATCAATCTCTGAGCAACTATACCATGTTCCATAAACAATTCAAAATCAAATGATGCCTCATCTGTAAATGGGTTATTAACATATGAATATAAATTAAGTGCCATTAATCTACAAGAATCATTTGGACATAATGGAATTTCACCACAAGGATTTGTTGATACTGTTTTAAAACCTAAATCAGCGTAACAATCAGGAATTGACTCTTTAATCAATGTATCCCAAAATAACACACCAGGTTCTGCTGATTTCCAAGCATTGTGGATTACCTTATCCCATAACCTTTTAGCATCAACTTGTTTAGTATGTGTTGGGTTATTAGAGTCTACAGGATACTTCAACGTATATTCCTCACCACTTAATGCAGCTTTCATAAAACCATCTGTTAGTTTAACTGATACGTTAGCTCCTGTTACTTTTCCAGCTACTGTTTTTGCATCTATGAAACTTTCAGAATCAGGATGATCAATAGATATCGATTCCATCAATGCACCTCTTCTACCACCTTGAGCAACTTCTCTTGTTGAGTTAGAATATCTTTCCATAAATGGAACAACACCTGTTGAGGTTAATGCTGAATTCAATACTGGTGAATTGTTAGGTCTTACGAATGATAAATCAATACCAACACCTGCTCTTCTCTTCATTAACTGAACCAATTCTTGATCCAATTTTAAAATTCCACCATACGAATCTGAATCTACTTCATTACCAATAACGAAACAATTTGATATTGAAACATATTGGAAATTGTTACCAATTCCAGCCATAGGGCTACCCTGTGGTACAATATATTTAAAATCTTTTATTGTGTTAAATATATACTCTTCCGATAATGGGTTTGGATACTTACTCTCTATCCTAGCGAATTCACCAGCAATTCTGTGGTGCATATCAGTAGGTGTTTTTTCGTAAATGTTCCCATCTACATCCTTTAACGCGTATTTTTTCATCCATACTTCACCTGCTAACATATCACCATTGAAATACTCTATGGCAGCAGCTAATACATCTTCTGTTTTATATGATACTAATTCTTTTTTCTCATTCATAATCAATGTTATATCTTCATTCATGTTAATATTATTTTTTTAATTATTAGGGGTGGGGATTCCATTAACAATAATGTTTTACCCACACCCTAAATTATTTATTCTGTTTTTTTCTTTAATCTAGCATCACGTTTTTGTAATGCTTCAACTACTAGATTAGATCGTTTAGTATCTTCTTCTTTTTCAAACTGTAGGAATGAAACATCACTACTATCTTCAGTATCAATTATCAATGTACCATTGTCAAAGATTATATCTTCGAATATAATACCATCTTTACCAAACCTAGATTTAAGTACAGCCATTGTAGCTCTACCTTCTTCTTTTTGTTCTAATGTTTTGGCAACTGACATAATAAAATGACCGATTTGACCTTTCTTTATCGAACCCCCTATCATAGAAGCGTCTACAACATCAGCACCAATAGAACTTCTATTACCTTGAATAGCTGTCCATCCTGCGATATCTAACTCTGAAATCATCGTTTCAAATTGTCTCATAATTGGTCCTTCACCAGAATATTCAGATGTTAAAGTTTTTGTACTTTCCACACAATCAATATAATCCAAGAATACTATATCAGGTTTCATACCTAATGAAATTAATTTCCTTAAATATTGTTTGATATGTGGAATTGTTGTACCATCACTAGGCATCTTTTTTAATAAAAGATTACCTTTTCTATCCTTCATTTTTTCCAAAACCGATTTAACCTCATCTCTTCTTTCAGTTAATTCATTCAATGAAATCTCTGACCAACAAGTATAATGTTTTCTCTGAATAACCTTTGGGTTATCCTCGAAGAATATTTGTACCACATTATAACCTAAATTATATGCGGTATTCGCCATTCTTGTAACCAATGTAGTTTTACCTACACCGAACGGGGCAAGAATAACCCCTAATTCTCCTTTCGATAATCCACCATCCATGATATTATCTAAACCTATTAATCCTGTAGGGATTGGTTTTCTGAAATCATCAGATAACACTTCCTCTACTGCGTGAAACACATCTATTCCCTCATCACTTTCTGATCCAATCATCAGAGCTTCTTTCATAATTTCTTCACACTCATCATAACGATCGAAGTCACCTGACTCCATAATCTTCTGAATTTTTTGTGTAGCTTTTTTTAGCTCTTGTTGTTTACAGAATTGTATTGCGGTATCTTGAATATGAAGACAATCTACATTATCTGTAGATTCTATCTCACCAATCATAGCAATTGCGGATTCTCTAGCGATTTCTCGTTTAATTTCCTTTTTTACTACTTGTTTTAGTGTACCATATGTAGGTATTGTCTCATATTTTTCATAGTAGTCTTTAACGTTTGCAATTA